TCCTGAGAAGTGTCGCCCAACTCATCCATAGCGCTCGAAGTAATAAACATGCCTCTTTCAAGAAGCCATTTGCAATTGTAGGACATTTGAAATTCATCGGATTCCTCACCAATACGTAACATTTCTTTTTTAATAAACTTCTCATAATTGTCATTAAATTTTGCAACATCTTTCCAATCCCACTGGAAATGATTTTGTCTATTACCTCTGTTAGTTTGACGACGTCTGTTCATCTGAATAGCGCGATAAAAATTATTCTTACTAGTTGTAGGTGTACCAGTCTTCACCATTGTTCCTGCGTAGTATGCAAGCATAGGAGAAATAGACTTAGATACAACAAAGTCGTCTGCTTCTTGACACTCATCAATTACAATTAAATGGAAAGATTTAGACTCAATCTTTGCACGGGGGTTTGCAGTCATCATCGTAATTGTGGAGCCAGATTTTTTTAACTTAATTTGACGAGTTACTCCTCCTACACGTGCAGCAGAATCATCAATTTCTGGATCACCTAAAATTTCAATAGCCCGCTCTGATGTAAGTCGTGTAACTGTACGGCCAAAGAGTGTTTCAGCCTGTCCTTCAGTTGGAGCAAACAATCCAACCCATAGTCCATTTTCAAATTTACCTAAAAGATCTGGGTACAACTTTGCAAGTCGTGGTAAAAGAATCATTAATGTTGCAACAGTATCTGCAACAGTTTCTGACTTACCTGACTGACGTGAAGCAAGAGCAGTAATTTCTTCACCATCATTGATTATGACAGATTCAATTATTCTTCGTGCTAACGGTTTTTGATATGGGTGAAGATCATGCCCAACAAGTACTTTAAGAAAATCCATAATCTTGTCAATTAATTTATCAACAAATTGTTGAGATAATTCTTCAAGAGGTTCATCAAGAGGCTCTTCTTTTTCTTGGTCATCATTTTGATAAAACTCTGGATTGATTTCTTCAAACTTGTCTGCGTCGAATTTGTTTTCCATAGTGTCCTTATTAAACAGCGAAACCCACCATTGCTGATGGGTTAACGCCTGACCATTAAGAGAGGGTAAGACAGTTAACTATAACATAACTTTAGATCTACGCTGTAATTCTTTTGCAATTGCATAAAAGGCTTCCGCCCCCATAACAAGTTCATCTAAGTCAGCATTACTCTGCTGCCTTTGCCATGTCGTCAAGTTCTTTCCTAATATGAACATCGAGTGCTCCATCCATGAAATCAAATCTGGAGTAGAGATTCTGGCTACTCGTTTCTCGATTCGAGTCTGGGGCTGGTACCCATCCTGCTTCTTCTTGAAAATCATCGTATGTCACTTCTCGCCTTCCCAATGCACTACTCAGTGCTTCTTCTTCGGTTTTTAAACCTTCCCATACACCAAACACTAGCGCCTTGTACCTTGGCAATCGTACTATAAATGGGGTAGCAGTCCTAAACGGCTCTTCAATTTCCTGCGTCCAACCTCGTACAACAACTTTATATCCCCATTTAAAAGGAAAGTTAGTTAATTGAACGAAATGTTTTGCTCCAATGTTGTGTACCTTTGGCATCTCACGGTTTCTTTGGTTTAAGTGGCTTTCCTGGACGACCTTGGTGCAACTGTTGTGAACCACGGGCAATTTTGTAAAAGGCTCTGCGTGCTGTAGCAGAAATACTTGCTGTATTTGCTGGACCACGAGGCTTTGAGTCTAAATAACTGTAAATGTACCGCCCTTTGGAAACTCTTGCTTTAAATGCTTGCCATTCATTAGGATCTACTTCGTAATAATTATAGAAGGTTCCATCACGAAATACAACTGTGATTTTGTTTTCAGTTTTGTCATACCCTGCAGCAACTGTACGAGGTCGTTCTGGATTTATTGTAGATGTAGGGACAACAGTTAGTTCTGCAGGAGTCTCGTCTTCTCCAGATTGTGCTCCTTCAAATTCTGCTAGATTATTATAGTTAGCACCAGTTGTTGGGTCATATTGATCAAGCAAATTCTTTTGATTAAATATAGGAACAATCTCATCAAACTCACCGTATGAGGATGCAAGGGGCATACCACTTGAGGATAAGAGTGGAACTCCACCAAAATCTGGTCCTGTTATCTTTGCAATACCTGCTAATTGACGAGGACCAAATTGATTACCAATAGCAAGGTTGAGTTCATCCGCAGACGGCGCGGCAATACGTTGACCACGTGCTGCTGCACCGCCTAACGGACGAACCATGTTACTTTCCTAACTACTTAAGACGCTGCTGCCCAAGGGGTAATGTTAATTACAGAACCTGGAACAATGTTGTTCTGGGCTGCTGCAATAGATTGAGCCTTGATTGTTCCAGCAACACCAATAACTGAACCAGTTCCTGTAGACAATGCTGTGCTTGCATTTGTAACAAAGTAAACCTTATCGGTGCTTTCGTTTGCAGTTACAGTCCATGTACCGTCAACAGTTCCTGTTGAAGCAACTGTAATCTTTGTACCGACTGGATATGCTGCAGTTGCACCTGTTGCTGTAATGCGAGCAGTTGTTGAACCTGCAGCACGGTCAACGTCTGTGATTGACTTAGCAGCGTTTGTTGCTGCTGCGTTCACAGTGATTGTTCCAAATGATGCATCCTTCAACGCATCTTGTGCAAGTGCTGTTGTAAGACCAAGAACATTTGGAGTAAGGATGTAATCAGTTGGACCTGCTACATCTTCACCTGCTGAGTTTGCCACAAACTGTGGGTATCCGCCCCAACCTGAAAGAGCGTTGATGTGGTTGTCTAATGCTGGGTCTAGACGACCAGGTGTTCCAACTGCACTTACTGCATTTGGACGGACGTCGTTTGGTTGCATAGGGAAGTTTCCCCATACGAAGTCAATAGCGACTTCACCTGCGGTATCAAGAAGATTACCGTTGTTATTTACTGCCATGTGATTTCTGCTTTCTCTAGAGAAGTTAAAGCCTCATGCGCTTAGAGGCACATCAAGTCTACTTAAAATCAGAGCAGTCGTGGTCTTCAAGTTCATTAGTTTCTAGAACCTCATGGCATTCACGGCATTTAAAGAATCTAACATCATCTAAACCTACATGAAGAGAATCTGCGTGACCATCTTCCAGAGTCATTTGTGGTCCTGCTAAAACTTCAGGAGGAAATGGTCCCCTAGGACTATGGGAGGTAGCAGGTATAGCGTGACCCTGTATTGCAAACTTACGAATTACCTTCATATTATTTTTCAGACTTTTTAGTTGTCTTCTTTACTGGAATAGGTTCAATTGAGGCTTCTGCAGTTGCTGAAAAAGAAAGAATATCTAAAGCGCTTGCTTTTGCGTCTTTATACGCAGTAGTGATCTTTAACAGACCTGCTCTTTTACGTTCTTCTAGAAATTTAGGTAAATCTTTACCACAATAAAACACTGACGTTGCTTTAGTCATTTGATATTCAAAAGTTGCTTCGTTATTGCAGTTAGCGCATTTCATCGTTTTTCCGTTCCATCCGTCATACCCAAGTGTGCAGGGTCTGCAAATACTCTACCTAGTTGTTCTTTCATTGCTGGGTCAATTTCTGGGTGACCCGTAAGTCGTTGAGCACGCATCCAAAACTCAGGAGGATACATACCAAAGTTTCTAATAATTTGTCCATGAGTTTTAGTGTTTGGAGCGTTACCTATTGTTATTGCAAAGTTTAACATCTTTTTATCAATAGCACTTAAAGGAGCCTGATGAGAGGACATTCCCCCACTAAAATCCTTAAAAGATTGATGATCTTTATTTATTGCACCAGCCATAATTACTTAATCTTTGGTTTTGTTCCTGGGGCAGTCTTCTTATACTTGCTGCGCTTTACAGGAACTGTTGGTACTGACTCACCAGTAATTGGATGAGTAGAAGTTGGAGTTATTTTTTCAGTAGTCGCTGTTGTCATAGTTGGTGATTCCTCTTCTTGTATCGGTGTTGTTGTGGTTTGTGGCTCTTCTTGTGTTGTTGCGTTGCTTAAATGTTCTGTTACAGCGTCATTATGGGCTTTGTGCATACTTAAGGTATCCCGCAATAGTTTTGCCTGAGCAATTCTATGCTGTTTTCTAAGTTCTGTATTATACCTATCGCTAATCATCTTGTTTGCAATAAAGAATGGGTTAGGACCCCCAGAATATTGTTCAAGACTCATAGGGCAATACTCTCTTAATTTACGTCTGTTTGTGGTGTAACCGTTGAAGTACTTATAAAGGTTTCAATATTAATGAGTCGCTCACCCATCTCTACAAAGGCATCCATAAGAATTTCTTGGTTTTCGTATACACGATCAACCCTATCTTTAACGGTAGTGTAACCACCATTTTGGCTTAACTCACCATCCATTTTATTGAGACGTTCCATAACTCCTGGAACTCGATCTCTACCTGGTTCTTCTTCTTCGCCTTCCCAATCACGCATAAAACGTTCCATCCAATGCATGAACCTTTTTATTTTTTTATAAAAAGGACTAAAAAGCACTCCTAGACTAATGAGAGCACCAGCAACAATGCCGATAGTTGCAAAAGTAGTTGTCACTGGTGCTTCTCCTTTAAATTACTTCTTTGAACCGAAACCGTATGACGGATCTTTTGGATTTACAAATTTTGCTGCTGGTCCGAGTAATCCTGCGACAAATGCATTAGCCAATGTCTTAGGATCAGTAATTCCTGCCATATACAAAGCAGCAACTGCTGCAGCAGATGCACGAAGCCATGTTGCTCCTGCAGCCTTAAGTGTATTGATATCCATGTTTCTCCTTACTAAAAGCCCTCACCTAATTGTGAGTTATTACTTTGGATTACGCAGTCTAAAGGTAGCAATCCATAGGAAGATAGATATCAAAATAGCGTCTCCTACTACTGTTTTTGCACTTCCTGTAAGAACTAACCATGCAGAAAAAAGTCCTACAAAAGTCCAAATTTGATTAGCCAAATCTGAAAAAAGTGCTTTCATTAATTTCATTAGTTAAATCTCCTTCTAAAGATAGCGCCTCCAACAATTGTTGCTACCAAAATTTTCTTGGCTTTTTTTCGTGTAACTGGGGACATGTCATTACCGATGTTTGCCATTGCGACAAATGCATGATTAATTGCTTGTGCACCAGGTACTGTTGCTAATGCTCCTGTTACAGGTGTTTCAATAACAGGTACTGCGATGTCAGGAGCGTTAAATGAAGTTCCACCTGGTTGTCCAATAAATGTATCTGTTGTAGTAATTGCCTCTGGAGGAATAGGTAATCCTGAACCTGGAGGTGGTGCTGGTGGAGTTAGTGTACCGTCTTCACCTACAACTTGAGGTGCAGTTTTAGTTCCAAAGAATTGAATACCACCATTTTCAACACCAGGAACGTCTACTTGAATATGCGCTATCAATGCTTCTGCTGGTGCAGGTTTTGGAACATCATCAGGTAATTGATCAGGACTGTTAGGAACTAATCCTAAATCTTTAAATGCTTGTATCTCTTCAGGTGCTAGATACGTGGTTGGATCAACAGCAGGAACCCAAGTATCTGCTGTAGTATCAGAAGTTATTTCTATTACAACAGGAGGTTCAGGTGCGGGATTTGGTGCGGGCTCTGGAGCAGGTTCAGGAGCGGGCTGTGGCTCAGGCGCAGGAGCAGGTCCAGGCGTTGGGTCTACTGGTGGCTCGGCTGGAGTCCCTGGATCAACTGCAGGAGCAGGATCAGGATCAGGTTCAGGCGCAGGAGCAGGATCAACTGCAGGAGCAGGATCAGGTTCAGGCGCAGGATCAACTGCAGGAGCAGGATCAGGTTCAGGCGCAGGATCAACTGCAGGAGCAGGATCAGGTTCAGGCGCAGGAGCAGGATCAGGAATTGCAACAGGATCAGGTGTTACCACTGGTGTTGGCTGAGGAGCAGGTTGAGGTGCTGGAGCAGGGTTGGGTTCAACTGGAGTTGTTACTGGATCAGGAGTTGGAGTAGGTGAAGGTGAAGGGTCTACTGATGGTTCTGGGTTGGGTGTTGTGCTGGGTGTTGGTTCGGGAGATGGTGTCGGTGTTGGAATCGGATTCTCTGTGGGACTTGGAGATGGAGTAGGCGATGGTTCTGTTTCTGGGGATTGTGACGGTGTTGGAGTTGGCTCTGGTGTTATTGATTCTGTGGGGGACGGGGTAGGAGATGGTGTTTCAGTGGGTGTGGGGCTTGGTGTCTCTGTTGGCGTTGGGTCTGGTGTTGTGGTTGGAGAAGGCGAAGGACTCTCACTGGGAGTTGGAGTCGGAGAAGGAGTTGGTTCCACCGTGGGTTCTGGACTCGGCGTTGGCTCAGGAGTTATCACTGTCCCGCCTGCGTCGGGAGCAAGAATTGGAGCAACATCAACTTTCACAACCCCATACTGTTCAAGAGTAACAATGTCACCATTAGTTAAGCGAACACCTGTTCTTGTATTGTCATAAGTAGCACCAGTAACAGAGTAAACAATTGCTACTGTACCATCTGCGTTTATTGCTGCAGTAATAGTTACGTTTGTAACATCTTGGGCGTTGTAATTTCCATAAGGTCGAGCAGCAAGGTCTACTTGGAATCCACCATCGCTAGAACTAATTATTAAATGTTCATCTGGATGTCGACTTGGAATAATAAGCCAATCCATAGAATACAAAGATATAGATGGAGTTCTTGGGTATTCCCAGTAAGTTCCATCGGGGGCGCCAAAAGTTATGACGGAATTGGTAGTTGCATACGCTGTTGTATAAGAGTGATTGTCAAAAGTAATGGTAGTTGAAATTGGAATTTGGTAAGAACTATCATCACCTGCACACGTCTCCATAACAGTTACTGTTGGAGTTTCACCTGCAGGAGTAGGTGCGGCAGCCGCAGCAATAGCAGATGCCTCTTGTTGGCTCACGCAGGCAGCGTAAACTGAGTTAGCAGTTAGTATAGGAAAAAAAGCGGCGAATGTTATAACAGATAGTGCTGCGAGTACGCGCAGTGCTTTCAAGTATTCCCCTCGGAATGCTCATGCCCTCTTTTAATTATTTAAATTATAGCGGTTTCCAATTTTTATTTACTATTAACTTACTTGCATTATTTGTAGAGTTTACAGTTTCACCTTCTACACCTTTTCCACGATTTGCCCAAGAAACTACACTGGGTTTAGCACTTCCTTTAGGTGCAAAATCAGGAGTATAATTAAAATGTTGTTTAATGCTTCTGCGTTGATTAACCATTAAGGTTTTACGATTTAATTGTGGAGTCATGAACCT